CTGCTGGTATGGCTGCCGTCGCAAAAGAGATGGGAATGTCTACGGCTGAGCTTGTAAAAGCTGTCCAAGATGGAAAGGTCAAGACAGAGGACTTTTTCGACGCTATGAACCGAGCAGGGAACTCAGACGCTTTTCAAAAGATGGCCACGGAATTTAAAACGGTTGACCAAGCTATAGATGGGGCAAAAGAAAGCCTCTCTAATAAGCTCATGCCAGCCTTTGAAAAACTCAATCAATTTGGTATCAAGGCTGTCAATGCTCTATCTGACGCTCTTGAAAAAATCAATTTTGATAGCATGGCTGAAAAGTTAGGTGCGTTCTTAGAGGGTATAGATATCGAGGGGGTGGTCACTAAAATCAGCTCATCAATCTCTAATGTTGTTTCCAAAATCAAAACGTTTTGGCAAGCATTCTCAAACACTGGAGCAGTTACTGCTTTTGTTGAGGCTATTAAGAGCATTTCAGGAGCGATTGGTCATGTGTGGGATAGTTTGACAGCATCAGAAGTATTGACAACCTTAGGAAGTGTACTAGGCAATATTGTCAAGTGGCTTTCTCAGGCTGCTACAGTAGCTGGTAACTTTATCAGCTCATTGCCTGCTGGAGTCATTCAAGCAATTACAGTAGGTTTACTTGGTTTAGTAACTGGTTTCAAAGCGTTTAACTTTTTAAAATCGTTCAACCCTTTTGGTTTATTTAAGAGTAAAGCTACAGAGGCATTGAGCGGCACCACATCAACTGTCAGCTCGATAGGGTCGCAAATTGTATCTGTCATCCGTAGTCTTGGGCAAAGTGTAGCCGCAGCTGCTAGAGGTATTGGCCAAGGTGTTGGCGCTGCTTTTCGTGGGATTGGACAAGGATTATCCATGGTCAATCCTTTAACTATTGCAGCCCTAGCTGTCCCTATTTTGGCTTTAGGGGCGGCGTTTGCTGTGATGGGAACACAAGGTCAAGGTATCGCAACAATCTTACAAGCTGTAGGTGATGTTATTGTAAGTGTAGGTACGGCTATTGGAACTATTCTAAACCTAGCTTTACAAGGCTTGGCTCAGGCTTTAGTAATCGTAGCACCTGTGCTACCTACTGTAGCCTCAGCATTTGCAATGTTATCACCCCTAATTTTAGCTGCTGGGATAGCAATTAGCTCAATTATCAGCTCATTTAGTGGACTAGCTCCTGTGATTACAGCATTAGGGTCAGCTATTAGCGAGATTATAACGGCTATCAGCTCAGGTATTGCTGAGATAGCAACGGCTGTGACACCTATTATTGAAATACTTTCAAATGCTTTCGTACAAGTTGTGACAGTTGTGTCTGGAGCGATTGTACAAATCATTGAGGCTTTAGCTCCATTCATGCCAGCTATTTCCGAAATGGTTCAGGCAGTAGCTCCAGTGCTCCAGTCCTTAGTAGAGGCGTTTAATAATCTGATCAGTCAAATCAGCCCAATTATTGAGAGTATCACAAATCTATTTAAGACTCTTGGCGAGCAAATCA